CAACTTCATATATGCTTCTTTTCTGTCTAAGCCTTTATTGCCATCATTCACAATAGTGGTTGAACCTTCCTCATTCTCTACAATACACGTATTCTTATGGGCCGTTGTATCAAGGTAGTATTCTTGCTCTAGTACGTTATTAAATTCTTTGCTAAACTTTACATCGGTTTGAATTGTTCCCTCGTACAACTCAAATACATACCTTTTATTTGGTATGTCATAATTCATCCGAAAGCCAATATCGTACTGTTGCGCAATCTCCTTAATCATGGTATAAACATCAACATTTTCATACTTAACACTTATAACAGGATTCTTTTTCAATGTGACTGTTCCAATAATCAAATCAGGAATATTTCTATTGACATTGGTTGCATTGATATAGTTTTCATTTAACAACTTAGTCACTAAATTAGAAACCGTAGTATCTCCTGTAAAACTTGTAGTTCTATTCTCTAGGATACAAGATATGCTTTTGCCAATGACAATTAACTTCTCTACTCCATAGCTATCAGTAGTAACATTCTTTTGCAGGATGAAACAAGCTTCTTTGTTTTGCTTATGGTAAAGTAAGGTATTGATTTTTAATAGCTTAAATACATCTTCATCAAACGGCATTTCAATCTCACATTCCCCAACATCATTAAACCGTCTAGTCCAACGCAATGAATCATATTGCGTGATTAGCCCTTGTAACTCAAAGTTTTCATATACATACAAATCCATAGCTTACACCCCCAAGAAACGTGGCGTATAGTAGAGAATAACATCCAGGTTGGTCTTATTCACATCTGCATCATATTGAAGAACGTTCCGGCCAACGTCTAATGAAAAAAATGTACTTTCAATATCAAGATATCTAAATCCATTAAGGATGCTATTAACAGTCACCTTTTTCTTTTCCGGATAAGAAATCACTTCGATGCTATCCCCTTTTTCCATGGGATAGTTAAGTCTAATAAATTCACCTGTTAGCTTATTCAATAGTTTGGGATTTTTCACCGTCCCGCTTCTAGCCTTGAATACTACCCTAAAACCACTTTCCACATCACCCTGATTTTCAATCAACTTTTCAAAGGCTGATTTCTTTACACCAAAAACAATACCTTTGTTTTTTGGTATGACTAAAGGAAAATGGAACTTAGGTGTCCACAACGCAATATTTTCAACATTCTCAGTATTCTTCCAAAAGGGGTTATTTGCAATCAATGAAATTTCATATCGAATCAAACCACCGTTAGCTTTGGGATCTGATATTTCCTCTGGAATCACTTCAATTTCTTTCGTTTCATTTTCGTTCTGATAGATCAATTTCCCCTTTAACGTTGGATTGACAACCCGAATTAAATTTCTAATTAAGGCTTTTGTCGTTGCGTTCTTTTCAATAATTCCAGCTATAGAAATGTATCTGCTTTCTAATGTGTTGGAGATAAAATTCTCACCATGGATGAGGTTGGTCTTATTCGTAGTGATACTATTTTTCGTTTCTTCTTCAAAACCTTCTAAAAAATAGGAGGAAAAAGGAGAAAACTCAATTTCTCCTCCTATTTCATTTCTATAAATGACTCTAGTTGTTTTTGTGATTAGCAAACTGAATCCCCTCCTTTTACGTTGACTGGGGTTTTAAACCTGTTTCTCGAATTGCTTTTTTTGTTGCTCTATACGCCTTAAATGCTGTTTCTTCTTCTTTTACACCATAGAAATTATTTGTCACATTGGAACTACTTCCTTTAACCTCATTTTTACGGTATCTATCCGCTTCCGGCTGCGTAAGTACCTTTTCCCCTCTGTGAAGAATCGCCCGATAGCCATCAAAAGGGACGTAAGACAAACCGGTCCTATGGCTACCATCCGAATCTTCGCCCATAGCATTTCTGATTTTTTCTCGTATTCCTTCGCATAAGTCATTTACATAAGACATTATGCCACCTTCTGTCGACTTGAATCCTTCCAGGAACACATCTCCGTACCCTGTGGAAATCTCCAGCAACGTCGGTGTAAACCCTCTTAATTTTTCTTCGTTGGTTTTAAGAGAGTTTTGCAAATCGGTTTCTCGTGCTTTTAACTGATCGAGTTCATTTTTTGTTTGACTTTTACTTTCTGTATCCGCTTTTTCTGTTTGAAGCTTTGCTTCTTTTTCCTTAATTTCTGTCTGTATTTTTTCCAACTCTGTTTTTTTATCAACTTGCTCTTGCATAAGCTGGATCACGGTTTGCATGTACTCAATTTCAGCTTTTCGCTGCTGTTGCAGGATATACTCTTTTTCCTTGAGTTCTTCTTCCAGTTGCTTCTTTTTTTCTTCCGCTTGTTCTCTGACCGTTTCAATTTCTTCTCGGATAGCATCCTTTTTATCAGCTAATTCTTGTTTTCTAAGGGTCTCAGCCCTTTTCAATTTCAACTTGTCAATCTTCTCATTTATTGTGTCTTTTTCGTCCCCCTCTGCTGCAGGCAATTGAGAAGTTAATGACTTTAATTCGTCCTTATACTCTTGTTCCTCTTTTTTTCTTCGTCTTTCCTCTTCAGCTTCATCTATAGCGTCTAATTCGTCTTGTAAAGCTTTGACTTGTCCGCTTGTTTCATCATCAAGCAGCCTGACTTTCGCTCTGTATTCCTGTTGGTACAGCTTTATTTTAGCATCCGTAGCCTTTTCTGTTGCTCTTACGTCTCGTTCTAGCATTTTAATATTTTCATCGGATGCTTCATCCATAAGAGAAATGCGTTTATCTCTATCTTTATAGTACAGTTCAATCCGATCCATGACGTTTTTATACATTCTATCTGCTATGATTTCACCGGTCTTCTCATCGACAGAAAGGATACCTGTGCTGATTTCATCCGCAGTGTCAAGTATGTTATCACACAGCTTTGTAAATTCATCTACTGCAATGTGACCGTTTTCATTGATACCATCTCCTAAACCCTGCACTAGATACTTGCCGATTTCCTTAAACACTCTTGATGGTGAATGAATACCAAAAAATGCTTTTACACCATTCAGGATGCTACCACACCACTCTTTGACCTTATCTAATAACCATTTGGCTGAATTGCTAATACCATCCCAAAGCCCTTCGACTATGTTTTTGCCTATGTCAATAAATTTTTTCACCTTATCCATAACAGTCGTAACCATACCCGATACAATTGTGGAGACTGTGGTTTTGATGTTATTCCAAACCTCCGAAATCTTTTTGAACAATGCTTCACATTTCTGTTTGACAGTATCCCAGTTCATATAAAGAGCAACCCCTGCGGCAACCAACGCAGCTATTGCAGTTACGATCAAACCGAAAGGATTGGCAGCCATAACCGCATTTAATGCAGCTTGTACCGTTGTAGTCCCGGCAATCGCTGTCCGAATTGCAGTAAATAAAGGTAGGATGGTATTGATCACATTGAACGCAACAAACCCAGCCACCGCTCCGGCCAAGATTGGGATAATTATATCCAGATTCTCTACTACAAAGGAAATGGCAGCACTGATACCATCCATAATTCCTTGAAAGGTTTCTTGAATTTGGGGCATATTCTCTTGTATGTAATTGGCGAACTCATTCAGCTTTGGCAATACCTCTTCACCGATTGGAATAACCAAGCCTGTCTCTAGCTGCCTACCAATACCTTCAAATGCACTGCTCAAATCATCGTATTTTATTTCTTTCAGTTGGTTCATGGTTTCCACTGTGCCATTGAAATAATCTGACATTTCCATGGCTCCCAATATGGCTTTATCGCCCACGTCTTCCCACATAGTACCGAAAAGATTAACCCCTGCAATGTTTCTTTGTACAGGGTCGTCAATACTATTTAGGGCTTCCGTAACTTTCCAGTAGGCTTCTTGCGCACTTTCACCGCCTTGTGAAAATTTGTCCTGCATCTCCTGGGCATTCAACCCCAAAATGCCAAAGGCTTCATTTGTGGAGTCACTACCATCTTTCACTCTGATACCAAACTCTTTAAATGCATCACCAACTTTATCAATGTCAAAAACACCTTCCATTGCCCCATCATGGAATACATTAAACATATCCTCAGCAGTAAATCCAAGCTGTTCAAAATGAACGGAATATTCATTAATGCTATCCAGTAGGTTTCCATTTTTGTCTAATCCGTTTTGAGAACCTTGGGCAATCAAATTAAAAGCCTCTTCGGACGTAATACCAAATTGCTTCATCATCATGTCGGCAGCTCTGGTACTTTCCTGGACTTCATACCCAAAGATATCACGCAAGGCAATGGCATTTTCCGTCATGGCTTCCAACTCATCCCCGGCAAGCCCTGTTTGATTCTTCACCTCTGCCATAGCTGCGGCAATATCCTCAAAGTTTTCACCGAAATTATTGGCATAGATATTTTTTAGGGATTGCTCCAACCCATCCATTTCTTCATCCGTTGCACCTGTTTGGGTTTGAAGGGTGTTGTAGGATTGCTTTAGCTCATCGGCTTTTTTCGCACATGCACCAAGCCCGGTGGCGACAGCACCCACGCCTACCGTAACAATGGCCGCTTTTTTCGCAAAATCTTCAAACCCCTCTTTTGCATCCCCCAAAACACCTTTGACAATATTGCTTGTCTTTGCCTGTTCTTGTAAGTTATCAAGTGCCGTCTCAGCGAAGGTTATTTCTCTCTGCAGTCTCCGGTATTCCTCTTGGTTGATTTCGGTACCGCTTTTCATTTCATTGTCTGCCTTTTCTTTGGCAGCCTTCAATGCCTTAATTTTTGTCTCTGTTTCCCCAATGGCATCTTTCAACAAACCTTGTTTTTGCCTAATTAAATCCGTATTGGTGGGATCTAATTTTAACGCCTTATCCACCGATTTCAATTCATTTTGTAGGTTTTTTGTGGATTTATTTAATTCTGCTAACCCGCTTTTAAATCCCTTTGTATCGGCACCAATCTGTATGGTAATACCTTTAATACTTGCCATGTTATCCCTCCTTTCCTTCAACATTCAAGCATTATCAACCTTGTTTTTGCCTAATCAAATCCGCATTGGTTGGATCTAACTTTAATACCTTATCCACCGATTCCAATTCACTTTGGTTTTTCGTTGGCTTATTTAATTCTGCTAACCCTCTTTTGAATCCATTTGTATCGGCACCAATCTGTATGGTAATACCTTTAATGCTTGACATGTTCCCCCTCCTTTCCAAAGCGTTCTCTCAGTCTTTTTCTGTCAGGTTCCGTTTGTTTCAACATCCAAGCATTTTCGAGATACTCCCGACCTTTTTCCGTTTGTTTCATATGGTACACAAATGCATCACAAAGAAGCATTTTAAAAGTATCTATCCCAAGATTGAGGCATTCTTCAAAATCAAGTCCAGAATAATCAGATACCATTTTTATTTCCTCTGTTTCAGCCACCAAGTATTCCTCAGCTTCATCCCCTGCACCAGCAGGCATACAGGGGATCTCTATTCCCCCATTTTCAATTTCGTATAATGATGGTCAAAATATTCCTTTAGCAACTCAAGCAAAGTATTGTAACTGATTTTCTCCACATCTTCCTTTGTGATTTCAAGTAATTCTTTCTTCCTCATAAGCTTGTTTAAAAATCCCTTTTTTTCAACATAAACAGGCTCATGTCTACTGAAAATCTGAAAGGCCAAATTGTGTAATGTTTTGAGGATTGCCCTTTCGTCCATCTCCTGGTTAAGGATCTCTAAAAAACTTATTTCCATTGCCCTGGAAGGTTTCTGCAATCTTAATACCGTGCCATCAAACCATTTGATTTCGTAGGAATCACTTGAAGCTCTCTGTAAATCTAACATAAAATCAATCCTTCCTTTTTTATAAAATGAAAAAGGGATACCGAAGTACCCCTTTCAAATTACGCTGTAATGCTGCTATCTTTTTCTGCTACTTTAATGGTACTTTCTTCTTCTACTGTTTTAATTGTGCTATCTTCTTCTCTATACAAAATCAAAGTACCCTCATTATCCTGAGGCTGTGCCTTAAATTCTGCATTGATAACAGTTTCTTTGTCCTTTGCAAAGGCTAACTCAAAGCCCGCTTCATTGCTGCCGACAATGGTAATACGAATATCTCCATCCGCCTTATCCTTATGTACAAAGTGGATCACATATTTCTTGCCGTCATGATTACCTGCACCACCGATTTTTACCGTTCTGACTTTTTTTTCTTTATCTTCCGTTACTCTTGCCGTGGAAGAAAGTTTTTGCAGTGTTTTACCATTCCAAGTCATAACTCCCGATTTCAAAATTGCCTCTTCATCGGTAATCATCTTTTTGGACACCATGCCTAAATCGTCTTTTGCTTCATAAAACGATGGCTTATAACTCAATGTTGCACCACCCTGAATATACCCCAAAAGGTTTTCATCAACCTCGATTACTACATCCTCTGGCAGTGTTCCTGTAAACTCATAAATATAGAGTTTTCCGCTACCTAATACGATTTTTTCCATATCCTCATACCTTTCTCGTTATGTCAAAATAAAAAGCCACCATGTAAAGACTTTCGTCTTCCAAGTAGCTTTCTGTCGTTGTATAATGCACTCCTGCATTGTCTAAAACCGCTTCAATTTTCCCTTGGCTTTTAGAATCTTGCATTGTTGTATATAGCTCTACAATATAGCTTTCTTTTTTAATCAGGTTTTTATCATCTGATCCCCTGGCTGATGCGCCGTCTCGCAGATATACAACATAGGGTGGAGAAACTGACTTATTGGTTTGATAAAAGTAAACATTCAATCCTGTGCTTGCTAACAATTGATATAACTCACTTTGCTGCATTTTCTATCGCCTCCTCTACCCCTTTCTCATATTCTTTGATTACCATTTCTTCCACAGGCTTAATATGTTTTATGGGTTTGGTCCTTCCCCCATTTCGGGTGGCATGACCATTTTCAAGTAAATGCGTTAGCTGATAATCCGTTTTATTATGGATAATATAGCTTGCTTCGTCACCGAAGCTTGTGCCCTTTTCTTTTGTGGCTCTCCACCCTTTGGCATAGTTACCCGCCAATTTCGGACTGGTTTCTTTTAGCTTTTTTGCTCCCTGATCAGCTACAGTTTTGCCGCTTGCATCTATATTTTTTGTAATTTCCGCTTGATACTCGCCCAACATTTCAGCGATTGCGGCGGCCATATTGTCAACCCTAACATCCATTAGAACCACCCCTAACTTCACAATACAGTTCAGTCGAATGAAACCCTTTCCTAAAACGATAAATCTTGTATGTCAGCCCATTCCATCTCAATAGCTCTTCGCCATTGTATTCACCGTATGGAACACATAGACAAGCAGCTGGTCTAATGCCTGCCTCACGACACTTGAAGAATTCATTTTGATTGACCGGTAACTCCTCCGCAAACACAATCCTTGAAGTGTACGTTTTACCAAGCATACCAAGATCATTCCTGATTGCGTATTCCGTTAATAGTTCAATTGCCTCGTTAAACATTGTACTCACCACACAATGCAAGTCCCATCCTGAGGTTAGTATAGGCTTGCTCAAATTTGTCACCCTTGCCGCCAAAATCATACTGCCACTTGCAATACATTTCCACAGCCTTGTAAATAAGGGCATCCTCCTGGTTAGGGTTAGGGATACCTACCCTCTTTAAGTCAAGAAGGCAGGCATCAATATCACCCTGGATTTCAGAGTCAAAATTGCTGTGTGTGATGCGTAAAGCTGCTCTAATTTTCGCTACCATTTAATCACCCCTGTTGCGCTAAAAACTCTGCAATAATATCAGCCTTTAATGTCGCAGTTATTTCGTACCCCAAAGACGTTGCCAGGGTTTGAATCTCGGCAATCGTCATAGCTTCAAGGTCGGCTTGTGTGTAAATAACTGCTGTTATTTTTTTGCGATTGTTACCAGGGAGCCTTTATCTACTACTTTACCGTCAACCAACATAATAGCTTTTGTTATCATGTCATCAGTGTCGTTGTCTTCGTACTTCTTAACAGTCATTTGGTAGTTGGTATTAAGAACATAGTCTTTGAAGTTGAAAAGGAAAGCAAAAACCTTTCCAACCGCTAAGGTAGCAGAGTAGGAATCTAAGTAGTTACAAAGCACTACGGGCCTACCGAGCAAAGCTCTTTCAGGCTTACCACCAATACCATAATTTACTCTTGCAACGGGTTGACCCGTGGTATCCTTAATTCCAATATAAGCCATAAATGTTTTTTTAGTCATACAGTAAACCGCATCCTGTTCATATTCCAAAGGAAGTGCTGCTTCCGCTTTAACCAATAAATCATAGGATGGCTCTGTCGCTTCTAATGCCTTGCCCTCGTTTGGGGTTTCGGTAATGATGCCCTTTGGCTGTCCTGTGCCAGTGCCACTAATAATAGCCTGCTCCTGTGCTTTTACCATTGCCTCAACTACATTATTAGTAAAAGTAGTTTCAAACACTGGCAATGCCATAGTGTCTGTTTCCAAAGATACAGAAATGGCGCAACGTAATTTATGATATGTAAATGTAATCGCTCCATCTTTTGATACTGTTTTATTCTGTTTGTCCGAGCCTGCGCCTTCACCAACCCAAGACGCAATGGGCTTTACATTAGATGTCGGAATGGATAAACCGCCTTTATAAGCTGTTCTAGTTACAAGTGGCAAAATCATGCCCGTTGCTTCTAATTTCTCAATGATCTTTTCCATCACCGTAGTTGGAATAATCGCCCCTACGTCAGATGTCTTTGTATTAGCATCAACGTTTTGGTATTTCTCTGGAATAGGAGCGCCTTTCACAACGTTGTTCATAAACGCCTTGCGGTATTCAATACTATCATACATATCTACCGGATCTGCAACGATTCCGCCCTCGAATGTATCTACCACCTTACCACCTGTAAAATTACCTCCCATATTGGTAATGTCTGTAAACTTTGTACCACCTTGCAACGCTTCCAAATTGGTCCGTGCTTTACAAGCTGCTTCAAAGTTATTATCTAGTGTTTCAATTTCTTTTATTTTTGCGTTTGCCTCTTCAATTTTACCTTCCGCAATAAAGCCGTTCGCCGCATCTAAAAGAATCTTTCTGTCTGCTAAATATTTTTCTTTTCCCATAATGTAGTACCTCCTGTTAAGTCAATTTTAATTTAAGTAAGTTAAGTTTTGCCTGTGCGGCTTTTTGTTGCATTAAAAAATCCGTTTGACTCGTTGCTTTTGGCTCAGAATGAAACGGATTCTTAATTTCATTTCTAACTTTTTCAATGACGGACTGAGGTAACATTCCAGAATTATAAGATGCTACCAGCTGGGTGGGCTCAAACATTACAGAATCAATCAAACCTTTATCTACTGCCTGCTGTGCAGTCAACCACGTTTCCCTATCCATCATTGCAAGAGCATCTTTCTCGCTCATGCCTGACTTGGCTATATACGCCGCTGCTATAGCTTTATTGGCTTCCTGTAATACTTCCGACGCTTTTTCCATGTCGTGATAATCACCACCAGCCAATGTTGATACATTATGTACCATCACCATAGCCGTTGGAGATATATCGCTTTTTCCCGCCATGGCCACAACACTGGCCGCACTTGCTGCCAAACCAACAATATGGATTTTCACATCACCTTTATATGATTTCAATTCAGTATAAATTTGACTTCCTGCAAAAATATCACCACCGCCGGAATTAATAAAAATTTCTACACTTTGGCCATTTGCTTTCTCCATAGATGAAACTACATCTTTTGGGCAAGTGCTTTCCATGTCGAAATAGTCATAAATCCACTTTTCGTCATTCCCAATAATTACCCCTTTAATATCTATCCTCATTCGCTTTCACCCCCCTTCACATTGTCCACAACTTCTGTATCTAACCTTCTAACGATTTCGTCCCCGCCCTCTACCGGGGCAAGTCCTAATGTGGCTCTCCATTCGTTGGGAGAAAGAGCCCCACGGTCTACCATAGCCACAAGCGCCAATTTGGTTGATAAACTAGCAAACTGGAGATTGCTTGTTTCAAATACAATTTTGTTTCCAAACCCACGCTCACGCCTTGTGAATATCTTTCTTGTAAATTCATTACTAAGCTGGATTGCCAACGGCTCAATTTCCGCTTCAAAATAGCTATTCCAACCATCTTCATCGTATTTCGATTGAATAACATCTTCATTTGTGTTGTAAAACGATAAGATCCTTTGTGTGGTCCTGTCAATAACTAAGGCATTTGGAACATAGTCTTTTGGCTCCACTCTCTGAATTTCTGCTTTACTATCAACTGCAGCTACCCCCATTGAGCCACTTTCCAAAGACAAGTAGTTTTCTGTAAATTTCTGTGCTTCCTTTTTCAAATCCTCTGGACGCATAGGGGTTACATATTTTAATAGCCATTTAATAATCCCGCTATTTTTAACGGCCTTTACAATACCCTGGTCCGTTGTGTTTACAATCTCCATGAGTGAAGTTAATGCCGCTGCAGGACTCTCCCCAAAGATATCGTTTTCGTTAAAATCCTGTCGCAAATGGATGATATCGTTATACGAAAATGTGGATTGCTTTCCGTTACGAAAATAAAACTTTAAAAACAATTCTGATTGATTGTTATAAATTGCTTCAACCGTTACCGCAGGAATAGGGTAAATCTCCACTGGATAGTCAAACTCATTCCGCATAATAACTGCAAAAGCGTTTCCGTTTAACATAAGCTGTGTTGCTAATTTCTCCTGTAGAACTTGCCCTGTCATGTACGGGTTAGGTTCTTCCAATAAAAACCGCAAATATGGCTCAGGATTGACTTTAATTCCCGCCTGGTCTTTGCGTATGTGTTTTGCAACCAATTTTCCGACCGCTTTCGCCTTTGGACGAATACACGAACGCACAATATCGGACTGAAATAGTGTCCCGTTCCACATATAGAAACCATTCCCTTTGTCAGTCACCATTTCATACCGAGTTGCCGCTGCTAACTTGTTAAAAACCTTGCTAAATATGCTCATTTTTTCACCTCCCTTAAATCATAGATTTGTATTCTTCCAGATTGTTTTCAAGAGCTACATATGCATCCAGTAGCCCGGCCAATCCGTCAATTCTTCGTGTACCTAACCGGCCTTTGCAGGGCTGTATATTGTCATTCTTATCCACGTCAATAGAGGTATTAGCAAGACACCATTTTAGGATTGGGTTGTTATTATAAATAATTCTCTTGCTTTCCAAATCCGCCCCTAAGGACTTCATGGGGCTTGAAAGAGTTTTCTTCCCTTGGATTACAGACTCCATAACCGACTTTCCAAAAGTATTCTCCATATCCTCCACAAAGTAAGTAGCTGACCAGGCGTCATAGCCACACTTAAAAATATAAATATCTAGATCTCGCTGAATCTCCTCAAACCATTCCTTCACATACTTGTAATGCACTTTATTTCCCGGGCAAGTTCTGAGTAACCCTTGTTCCTCCCATAAATCATAGGGAATCTTGTCTTCCCGAACCCTGGATTCTAGCAGGTCCTCAGGAAGCCAGTACATCTGCAAAACATAGATATTATCATCATTCGGTACCATAAAAATAACCGTGGCATTGGTCAAGTCCGTTGTGCTTGATAAATCGCACCCGCCTATCCCATACCTCGGTTTTAACTTTGCAAGATCAAAAGTGGCTGTATTGTTCAACTGCTCAAAAGTAAGCCATGCCTCGGAGGATGTTTCTCGAATATTGAATTCCTTGCAAACAAGATTCTTCACCATTTTGGGGTTAGATTTCGCTTTTTCTACTTTCGCCGCCAGGGTACTTAGCTTTTTGATTGTGCCAAGGCCGGGGTTGGCTTTTTTCCAGCAGTTTGGATCTGTCCACTCTTTTCGATTATCCAACTCATAGATAAACGGAAAGAAGTGAGGATCCTTATATCCCACATCATCAAATAATCCATTGATAAGGGTCTCCGCTTCTGCATATTTATCGTCGTAAATATCCTCTCTGATTGTCCCTGCTGTTGAAGTAATATAAACAAGGGGCTGGTCCCGGGCTGTGGTACCATCGGCCATAATGTTATAAAGATTTTTTCCGTTTTTCCATTGATGAATTTCATCCATGAGCACACCATGAACGTTCAATCCATCCAACGTGTCACTATCTGAAGCTAAAGGTTTAAATGTACCATCGTTAAAGAGTTCGGAGGATAGTTCCGATACAAGAGGTTTAATTCTTCTTAACAAAGAAGGGGACTTTCTAACCATTCTCTTTGATTCTGTCCAAATGATTTTTGCCTGGTCCTTCTTTGTAGCAACACTATATATTTCAGGTCCCGGCTCCCCATCTCCCACCTGTAAATACAGCCCAACAATGGATGCAAGCAAAGACTTTCCATTTTTCTTGCCCACAATCAACAAAGATTCTCGGCATTGTCTGTTACCCTCAATATCTATAAAACCAAAAACCGCAGACAAATGCGCTTTTTCCCAAAGTTCTAATTTTACAGGCTTACCCGCTCCGGCACCCTTAGAAAGCTTGCAAAAATTTTCAGCAAACTCCAAAACATGATTTGCACGTTTCGGACTGTAAAAATACTCGCCTGGGTTTTCTATAAGACAAGCTAAGTGCTTGTACCATAGATAAATTTTGCGCGATACTGTTTCCCTTCCACTTTTGATTAATTCCCAATATTCCAATATCGGGTTATATGCCAATGGGTATAAAACTCTCTTTTTTGCCATTAGACATCTTCCCTTGCGCTCACAAAGTCCTCAAAGCCATCATCTTTCACTTCTACCACTTTTTCACTTTTTGGCATACAATCAATTAAAATTTTTGTGGCCTGGGAAAGCTTTTGGGAAAGCTGCAAATATAATTGTGCATCTGGACTTTGTTTTTTTCCGTATTGATTTTCACCATTTTTGTAAGTAATGGTTGTACCATCACGAATGATTTTTTCTCTCAAATCCTGCATCGTTATTGTCATAAAAGCAACATCATCCATCGTAGAAAATACCAATTTCTTTTTATTTTCATCTATTTTTGTGAACAATTTCTTTAAACGACGCACCTCTTTTTTTATTCTTTCTGTTTGCTCCAAATATGCAGAAATGCTATCATGTTCCGCTTCCCGCCGGGCTTCTTCTTCCTCGTACTCTCTCTCTGAAACCATTGATACCACACCCCCCTTATGTGCGACCTGCGTATTACGTCAATCTTTGGCATCGGTTTTTTCAATTCCAACCCCACTAATTTTTGATAGGGGGGCTATACACTTCCCGCAGTGAAATAGGTTGCCCGCTCCCATCAAAGACAACAAGCAATCCAGCTCTAGGGTTGCCAATGCCATGCCCCTCAAACTTATCGTGACACACCTTGCACACCCATTGAAGGTTATCATGATTGAGCGATACCTCTGGATTGTGTATGTTCTCCGGTGTGAGTGATTCCTTATGATGCAAGATGAAACCTAACTCCTCCTGACATTCTTCACACATACCACCATCAATCATGATCCTTGCATCTATGTAACTTTTCCTGCACCGCTTCCATGCTTTTGAATTATAGAACTGTTTGCTCCATTCCTTAGCCATGTATTCACCTCTCTTTGTAGCAATAAAAAAGGACACCAATAGGTATCCTTGATCACATATCTATTTATCATACTCAAATGGCTTACCACACTTGGGGCAATAAACCGTTTTGCCTTTTGGCAATCGCAGCGGTGC